TTGCAAAATTGTGGAAGAACTAAACTTGGAAAATGCATCAAATCACCTTCCTTGTTAGTCCACTTTGATTCAATAGTTCATAAGTGCTTCGCTTCATTGCGATTCCATTCATTGTGACTACATTCCAAGAATCACCAAAGTTCATCGACACTCCATTGATGGAATACGATGATAAAGCGGTCTCGATTAAGTCTTTGTTTTCAATCATGAAGTCAGCCATTTGGCAACACACCTCACGAATCACCGATTGTTGGAATGGAGTGAGATTGTCAAACCCCATCCCCACAATACGGTTGAATGTTAGTGTGTCGATATGCTGACTAGCTGTCTTCAAGATGCGATTGAGTTGCTCTGGAGTATGAATTCCAAGATATTCGTTCTTGTAGAACGTTTCATCAGCATATATCATGGCTATTTACCTTTACCCTTCGAAGTCAACTCCGCAATTTCAGCTTTTAATTTTTCGATCTCTTCAAGAGCTGCGTTGTAAACCGCACCACTCACCGAAGCTTTCACACCACGAGCGTGAAGTTCGTGTTCGCTGTTGTAGATGTCAAAGCCTTGTTTTCGATAGTATTCAACCTCAAGCTCTGAGATTGTATACACCTTGTTTTCTCTCTCTGCCGTATACATTCAAATACCTCCTAGATTAGATTACGCTTGAGCGTTGATGAAGATACCATTCGCACGGTTTTTTACCAAGAACGCATCCATGTAGAAGCGTGATTGTAGTAAGTAGTTGTCAGCTGTTCTTGAGTCTGAACCCGGTTCAAATACGTTGATATAAGAGTATTTGTCACGAGCAATGACAGCTGTTGGGTGAACTAGGATGAAGTTGATTTGTTTAGCATCAGCAGCAGGAACGCATCCTTCTGTGAAGTTGAATTTTGATTTCAAGCGAGCAGATTGAACCACAATGATTTTCACATCGTCTAAGTCGTGAACTGTACGCTTGATAGAGCCTTCACCAGTTACGCCCATCACACGTTGGATGTCTTTGGCTTCTTTGAATAATTTGTTCACTTTTGGAGTTACATAGAGTAAACGACCAGCAGCAGGAACGCCAGCTTCATCCATTTTTTCCATTGCTTCATCAAATTGAACCAAGATGTTTTCAGCTGTTAAAGCTTCATTTGAGATTGTTGCCCCGTTTGAAGCGAATGCTTCAGCTTCTTTGTAAAGTTTAGAGTATACATAGCTGTCCTTCTCTGGAATAGCTTGTTCTTCTTCTAATGTGCTTTGAACGTTTCCGATTGAAACGACTTTGTTTGTTTCGTCAACATCCATCGGATCGATGACGAATTCAACTGAACGGTCATGTTCTAATTTCTTCGGTTCCCAATCGTTTGTGATTGTTCCTGTGTTGAATCCTAATGAGCCACGAGTGTGGTCTTTGTAACCTGATAGTGTGATGCTTGGCAATTTGATTGTTTGAGCATCCATGAATTTTACTTGTTTGTTTGATTGGAATAAATCATAAGATGTTAATTCCTTAGCGTATTTTTGCTCGATGATTGGAGCGAATTGTTCTGCGTATTTTAAAACCATATTATTTTCCTCTTTTCTGTTTTATTATTTGAAGACCCCAAATGCTTTCATTAAGTCGTCATTCGTTGTCGATTGTTTTGCTGTCCCCGTGGATCCGACTTGTGTGAATCCTGTCGATGCTGTTGCTTCTGGTTTAAAAGCTGGAACGTCTTCCAAGACTTTTGCAATCACAGCCTCGTAGTCTTCATTCTTAGAATCCAACGTGAGATTGGTTGAGTCTGCCAACTTTAAAACGTATGGCAACACGTTCGAGCCCACACCTTGCTTGATTGCTGCAAGTTGTAAGTTGCTCTCGATTCTTGTTTGAAGTGCTTGAGCTTGAGCCACTCGAAGCTCTTCTTGAAGGTTTGCCACATCTGGTTGGGCGGAGGCTTTTTGACTTTTAAAGCTTGAGATAGCTTGTGCCATCTCTTCCCCTGTCAAGCCTTGGTTCTTGAAATAATTCTTCAAGACCGTATCCTCAGTGACCTTCTGTTTGCCTTCCACGATGCTCGCAATCTTCTCATAATCAATCGCTGGAGTACTCTGAGCGGGATTGTTTGAGTTTGGTTGCGGATCCTGTGTTGTTGATGCCCCAGCGTTTGCCGATTCATCAAAGAAAAATAGTTTGTGTTTGAACATTTTCATGTTCCTCCTCTCAGTTTTTAGGGTGTCTCCCTTATTCAGTTTTTTACTCAGGTGTCTCCTCGTAGTTTCAAGTCTTCGGACATACCAAAAAGAGCCACCCTCCGGATGGGTGACTCTCAATGGGTTTATTTATTTAATTTTTGGGTACAAAAAAAGCACCTAACTTCTTGTTAGATGCTTAATTATATTTTTTACCGATTTCAAGAGCTTTTTTTTTGAGCTCCTCTGGTGTTATTTTGCCTTCATCAAAAAGAACGTACAATTCATCTATTTCTTCACTCATGCCGGGACGGTCGTCAAAATATCTCTCATATCCTTCAGCTGCTCGTTTCTCCCGTTTTACATATCCTTCGTCAAGCATAAACATATACCTCCATTTCGTTTTTGCTTTTCCATACCGCTTCATATTTTGCATTCCTATTCAATACAAATTCTTGTTCATTTTTAAATATACTATAATCGCCAATGTAAGCTCCATTTGTTCCTTTTGGCAAGTAGAACTTCACAACAACTCCATCATCAATAGTTCTTTTCGCAAACTGTTTGGCAACTTTTTCATCAATGGACAAATGTTTGAACTCTTTGAATTCATTACCTGATAATATTTGATTGAATTCTTTTCGAGACATTCCACGATAAGCAACGATGTCATCTTTTAATTTGAACTTTTTGAAAGATTCATCCAAAACATTCGCCATGTTTTCGAGTTCTTCTCTATTGCTTGGATTGAAATATTCGTTGTACGCCATTTCATTCAAATCGTGATAGTATTTGCCACCAGTCAGAAGTCTGACCGATTCTTGTTGCGTTCCTGTTAATTTGTTGAACCATCTATCCGAAGATGCTTTGATTCGTTTCAAAACATCCCCTTCAACGTTAACATAATTATACTCTGGTTTTGTCTTAGGTTCAATAGCTTTTTCTTCCAAATCGAAAACTTTATCTTTCAACTCGAGTCCATGAGATTCTTCAAACGAATTGAGTTGTTCTCGATACTGTTTCACGTTGTTGTCCCACTCAGTAGCACGAGCACGATATGTCTCTTGGTTCTCAGCATCGAGACTGTTCTTCGCTAGTCGATTGTAGCTCTTTGCTTGTCGTTTAGCGTGATTGAGTTTGTTCTCAATAAGCTGTCGTTCCTTGATGACTGGTTTCTCTTCATAGTACCTCGATTCGGGCTTTGAGCTTATGCCTTCGAAGTATGTCGAATGCTTGTCCTTGCAATTTGGATGATACAATCCAGCCGCCATCGCTGAACTCATGAGTGGATACGGTCCGTCTTTAGAACTTCCACCACTCCAAACATCATCGATGAGGACTTTCCCTTCAAATGGCATACACAATGGACACGCATTGAATCGCTTGTTCAATATGACCGTGGACACGCCCCATTCTTGTCGCTTCTGACCTTCACCCATCAAATAGGCTCGTTTGCTTGCTGTTCTCACAGCCATGTCAGCATACGACACAATGTTGTGCACCGCACCGTTCGAGTACGTGATGCAATTGATTCCCTTTTTTAGAAAGTCGCTTGTTGCCATGTCCACAGCCTTCTCATAGGTGAGGGCTCCCGAACTTGCTGCGACTTGAGATTGGAAGATGATTTTGCGATATTGGTCGTTCGCATATCGAAGCACAGCGGTTTGGGCTGTCTTCATGTCATGCTCGACCGCATTCATCAACGCATCTAATCGCTTTTGATTTGTTTGGAAGAATCCAGCACTCAGACCACGCTCTCTTTTTAGAACGTAGCCTTTCTCTAGTGCCTTCAACACATTGAGCTCCTCATCGCTTGCACCTTGCAATGATGCATTGGCGATGGTCTCTCTGATTTTCTTATTCATCGACTTGAACTCGAGACCGTACTTTTGAGCAGCCTCTTGTTTGAATCGATGAAGGTCTTCGAGTTGAATTGCCTGCCATTGAGTCCATTCGATACCAAGCTCAGTTTCTTCCACTTTGTGTTTCTTGAGATTCCTCGTCATGGACTCGAGCAATTCGTTCTCGATCCGTTCAAATGCTCGACTAACATCATAACCCATTCGAATACACCTTGAATCCTTTCAATCGATATTCTCGAACCATCTTCTTGAGTTGAGTTCTCGATGTCGGTTTCAAATTCATCATCTCAATCTGACCGTCTTTCTCGACCGCATAGATTCCGAATGGACAATACTCCTTACTCATGTTGAGAAGTGCTTTCGCTTGATCCGTTCTCATTTGGTAGTTCTTGTTCATGATTCTCACTAGCAAGTTCATCACCTCTTTCAACGCTGAATCCATCTAAGTCCGTGTTGACATAAGGTTCATCGACCTCGCTGATGCCTTGCTCAGACTTCAAGCGAATAACTTCTTCGGACTTCCATTGCTCGTCCTTAGAATCGCCATAGAGCTCATCCACAGAGGCTTCGATGGACATGATGCCACTTGTTTTCGCTTTCGATACGGTCTCAACTTGAGACTCGAATGAAGGGTTCGCATATTCTCCAAAAGGAACGTTCACCGCAATCTCCTCAATAGGTCTACGATTCAACACGTTGAAGCTATTGATTGTCATGTTGACTAATTGAGGGATAAACTCTTGCAATGCTTCCACAATCGTGTTGCGTGTGTATAGAGTAGTCTTCTCTTTCTCACGCTGTGCCTCAGCATTGTCAAGCTTCTTCACATCAATCCCAATCGTAGAAGGACTCACGATACCTTGCAACGCCAAATCAAGAGCGGTGATGTAGGTTGCCAAATAGCTCTCGTGAGGGATGTTTGCTTGTTGCAATGTAATCTCATTGCTTGCTCCTTCGGCTCTGTCAGATGCTATCTTGATGAATCGATTGTCGAATGCGTTCGGCTTCATGAATGTTCCTGTTCGTGGGTCCCGTGGGAGCAACGATTCGGGAATATATTCTTTTGTTCGACCGCTTCGAAGTGCATCCATCCATTGAGACCATGACTCATCCAACGCATCGAATGTGTCCGTCTTTCTGTCGAAGATGGATTCGCCTCGACCTCGTTCCACATCAGATTCAAAGATGCTAAATGGCACACATA